AGAACGTGAAAAGCGCGTTTCAGCCCGTGTTTATGCGGGTGAAACGCGCTTAGTCAAACCAGGTCAAACCACACGCCATGAAACTACAGACACTCGGTGCCGGTCAGGGCTACCTCAAGGCTGGATTTGGAGAGGGCTAAGGTTAAATGAAGTAGAACGTGAAAAGCGCGTTTCAGCCCGTGTTTATGCGGGTGAAACGCGCTTAGTCAAACCAGGTCAAACCACACGCCATGAAACTACAGACACTCGGTGCCGGTCAGGGCTACCTCAAGGCTGGATTCCTAGGCTTCGCCAAGTCCGGCAAGACTTGGACATCCTGCCTGCTGGCTATCGGAGTCCGACGCCAATTCGGGCTCGCCGGCCCCATCGCTATGCTTGACACGGAGGGCGGCTCGGAGTACGTGGCCCCTCTCATCCGCCGCGAGACGGGCCAGTCCCTGCTGGGCATCAAATCGCGCAGTTACGACGACCTGCTCGATATGGGCCGCGAATGTCTCGACGCGCAGGTGGCCGTCTTGATTGTGGATTCCATAACCCACGTCTGGCGCGAACTTTGCGACGCATATCTCAAGCAGCTCAACGACCGCCGTCGCCAATCCGCCGAGGCCAAGGGCTGGAGGTTCGCCCCGAAGACGACGTTGGAATTCCAAGATTGGGCCCAAGTCAAGGGCCGATGGGCGGCCTGGGCAGATTTTTACCTCAACTGCCCGATGCACATCATCATCTGCGGTCGCGCTGGCTACGAGTATGACATGGAGACAAATCCTGATACCGGGAAGAAGGAGTTGGTCAAGACCGGCATCAAGATGAAGACCGAAGGGGAATTCGGCTTTGAGCCGTCCCTGCTGGTCGAGATGGAGCGGTTACAGACGCCCACGCCGGAGGGCGGGTACAAGTTCGGTCGCCAGGCCACGGTGCTCGGGGACCGCTTCGGCCTGGTGGACGGGAAGGTGTGCGTGGACCCCACTTACGAGTTTTTCGCCCCGCACGTGCAGGCTCTTACGGCGGGGGCGCACACGCCGGTTGACACCCGAGTCAAGTCGGACCTGGGTGTGAGCGAGGATGGAGATGCTGCCTGGGCGCGAGAGCGGCGCACCCGGACAATCCTGACGGAGGAAATCCAAGGCGTCATGGTCAGCGCAATACCGGGCCAAAGCGCAGAGGAGAAGAAGCGCAAGGCCGATTTACTCGCTAAAGTTTTTAGCACGCGCTCTTGGACAGCCGTTGAGTCCATGAGCGCTGAGCGGCTGCGCGAGGGCTTGGCGACGATGAAGGTTGAGCTTGGTGTGAGTGAGCCTAGGTCTACGCCTGTCTCGGTGGCAACCCCGATGGCCGCCTCCGTGGTACCACTTACGCCGGTCTCCGCGGCGCCCCCGGTATCAGAGCCAGTCTCAGCCCCGGTATCGAGTCCTATCTCGGCTCATGCTTTTCCCCCAGCCCCGGCTCCAATACCGGCGCAGGCCTCCATTCCAGGGCAGGTCTGCGCTCCTGCGGAGGCCTGCGCAGATGGGCAGGCCGCGCCCCCCGCGGCGCCCGCGCAGCCTGCCGCCGTCGATCAGGAATTGCCGCCGGAAGTCCTGGCCCAGCTCGAACAGGTCATCGGCGCTAACGGGCCCCAGGCCGTCAAGTGGCTTTGGCGAAATGGCTGGCTGCCCAAGGGCAAGGGCATCGAGGCATTGCCGTTGGACCGCGCCAAGAGTATCCTCGCACGTCAAGCACAATTCATCCGCGCAATTGCGCCTACTCTATGAGTACTGATATTAGCGTGCCTCCAATATCTGCGGTGCCTACGACGTGCACAAGTCATCAGCTAGTTGGGCATTCTTCATGCGTCACAATATATCATGGAGATTGCCTCGCAATACTACCGCATATTACGTGGCATGTGCTAATCACTGATCCACCCTATGGCATACAGTACACAAGCAGGAATAGGGCCAACGATATCAAGCGGAATACGATCATAGGCGATGAGGGCACAGCACTGCGCGACCAGATACTCGATCTGAATGGTGCCCGTCCAGCCGCAGTATTCGGCTTTTGGCTCGCACCCAGGCCGGCCCAAATTCGCGCCATGCTTATCTGGGACAAAGGGCTCGGCAATGGTAATGGCGATTTGCGCTTGCCTTGGCGCCCGAATTTTGAGGAGATCTATATCCTTGGTGACGGCTGGCGCGGGCGGCATAGCGTCAGCAGTGTGCTCCGAGTCGATAGTGTGCCGTGGCAGCATGGCCGCGCACACCCGAACCAGAAGCCGATACCATTAATCGCTCAGCTCTTGACTTATGCGCCCCCAGGGATCATTTGCGACCCATGCATGGGTAGTGGGACGACCGGCCTGGCTTGCCTACTCCTTGGCCGAGATTTTGTCGGCATCGAGTGTGATGCCGCACATTATCGAACCGCGCTTACTCGGCTGCAAGCCGAAACCGAGAAAAGATTATTGTGATTTAACCTTGATCTCAAGTGAGAAATGATATATAATGCTCGAACCATTGCGTCAAGCCTACGATACGGCTCTTGTTCAATTCCAGGCAAGTCATGTGACAGCAGATGACTACGCCTGGGCTGAGGGTTACTTGCTGTCTGCTTGCAGTCCCCCTTACTCATTGGAGGACTGGCCCCAGACACAAATCCTGATATACGCCGCGGACAAGCTACGGGAAGCAGAGCGCGCAGAGTATCAGGAGATGCGCCGCGCCGCCCAACGTCCCGATGCAATTACGCCCGTATCAGCAGCACATAGTCGATGAGGTGGAGCGCGGCTGGGCCGAGTTCCACCGCCAGCTGGTCGTCTGTCCTACCGGCGGGGGCAAAACCATAGTCTTCGCGCATCTGGCACGGCGGCAGTTGCCGGGCCGGACGCTCATTCTGGCGCATCGTGAGGAATTAATTTCACAGGCCATTGTCAAGCTGCATTTGGCGGCGGACATCCTTGCTGACAAGGAGCAAGCCGAGGCCCGCGCCAGCCTGAGCGCGCCGGTCGTCGTGGCCAGTGTACAGACTCTACTACGCCGCTTGGACCGCTGGCCGCAGCAGCATTTTGCGCTCATCGTGGCCGACGAGGCCCATCACGCGCTGAGCGAATCGTGGCAGGCGGTGCTCAGCCATTTTTCCGCTGCGCGTGTGCTAGGCGTCACGGCCACACCCGACCGCGGCGACAAGCGCAATCTCGGCGCGTACTTTGAGTCTATTGCCTCAGAGACCGGCCTATTCGACTTGGTCGGCCAGGGGTACCTATGTCCCATCGTGCTCCAGAGCGTGCCCCTGCGGATTGATGTCAGCGCGGTGCACTCGGTCGCAGGCGACCTCGACCAGGTCGAGCTAGGGCATGTGCTTGAGCCGTACCTGGGAGCCATTGCCTCGGCCATTCGTGAGCATGCCGGGTTTCGGCGCGTGCTGGCATTCTTGCCACTAGTCAAGACCAGTCAGCAATTCGCCGCGAGTTGTCGCGCAGCGGGCTTGCTGGCTGAGCACGTGGACGGTGAGAGCATTGACCGCGCCGCAAAGCTGGCCCGATTCGGGGCCGGAGAATACGACGTGTTGTCCAACGCCATGTTGCTGACCGAGGGGTATGACGAGCCTGGAATCGATTGCGTGGTCGTCCTGCGTCCGACGCGCTCCCGTCCACTATTCGCGCAAATGGTGGGGCGCGGCACGCGGATTGCACCCCATAAGCGCGACTTATTGCTCCTTGACTTTCTTTGGCAACATGAGCGGCACGAATTGGTTCATCCGGCCCATCTCGTCGCACAGACTCAAGCCGAGGCCGAGCAAATCACGCGCATGATCCAGGAGCGCAGTACGGCAATGCCCGCCGACATCGTTGCGCAGTTGCCGCTTGATCTGCGTGACTTAGCTTCTGCCGCCCAAGCCGAGCGTGAGGAAAAATTACGCGCCGAACTTGAAGCACATCGGCACAAGAGTGGCAAGCTCATTAGCGCTGAAGAATACTGCCTGCGTTCTCGCCAGCCCGACCTCGCCGGCTGGGAGCCCACGATGCGTTGGGAGAGCCAGCCAATCACAGATAAGCAGGCAAGGGTGCTGGCCAGCGCATGTATTGACCTTGACAGCGTGCGCGGAAAGGGGCACGCAAGCAAGCTCATAGACATCATCTTCCGCGCCCGCGCTAATGGCTTGGCCAGCGAGAAGGTCCGCGGGCTGATGCGCCGATTGCCGGCCATAGCGGCCAAAGCCGGGGTGATTGATGTTGCTGCCGCGACCGTGGCCGAGGCTGGGCGCTTCTTCGCGCTTTTGCGCGCAAAAAGTAGCAGCTCATGAACCCAGGCGATCTATGCTATGCGGTCGACGGAGACGGCGCCCCACTGCGCGATGGTCATGGACAACGACGCATATTCCTCATCCGGGATGTTGTCAATTGGCTACCCGCGATGTCGTGCTGGCGATGCACAGACCAGCAGACAGGCCAAGATGTGTATTTTTTTTCTTCCGCCTTGAGACCACTACCGTGTCCGTGTCCAGGGTGAGCTGACCCCACAATTGCCCCCCCCCACACACACATGCCCCAGTGGACGCAAGCCGACTATCATGCCTACTTGGCGCGGCGCACCAACTATGCGCGGGGCGCAGGGGCAGTGCGGGGCGCTGCCCCCACCGCATCCGAGGCGGCTCTCCATGCTGCGATACTGGCCGAGTGCCGACGGCGCGGCTGGATTGCGCTGCATGGGAGCATGGCGGCGCCGACGCATCGCACCCTTGGCGAGCCGGACTTCGTCGTTCTCGCCGATCGGGGCCGGCTGCTGCTGATTGAGTGCAAGGCCTCGGCGGGCAAACTCACCCCAGAGCAAGCAGGTATGGCGGCCTGGGCGGCCAAACTGGGGCACACCATTCATGTGGCCCGCTCGCTATCAGACTTCATCGCTATGTGCGATGAAGTCTTGGCAATCAACGCGAATCATCACATAGACACACATTAGCTGATAATTACGAAAGAAAGAAAGGGGCAATCTAATGGGGGCAAACATGCTACAGGCCGATTGCGCGCGATTGCCACCCCACTCAATCGAGGCCGAGCAAGGCGTATTGGGGTGTTTGCTCCTGGAGCCGCGGGAATCTTTTGAGTCGTGCCAACAAGCCGGCCTCGGAGCGGCAGCGTTTTTTGACACGCGCCACAGATCGATCTATATGGTCCTGCAGGAGATGGTTTCAGAGCAGGCACAGCTCGACGTAATCACCGTAGGCCAGCGGCTCAGGGACCGTAACCTCCTCGATAGCATCGGCGGCTGGGGCTATCTGTCTTCGCTCATGGACGCGGTGCCCTCGGCAGCCAATGTTGGTTATTACGTGGATATCGTGCGGGAGAAGCATCTCCTCCGCCGAACAATCGCAGCTGCCAGCGCAGCCATTAGCCGCGCTTATGACGAGCCGGATGAAGTTGTCGACATTATCGCGGGCCTGCAACGCGACGCCGAAGAAATCTCTGCCGCGGTCACCGCCCCTGCAATGACAAGCACTAGTCAGACTATGTCATGGGATGCATTGCTGAGCTTCGCCCCCGGCAAGGATGCCAACGCGCTGGTCGGCATGACCGCCGGACGCATGACGCGGTATTTGTGCCGCGGCTATGGCGGGTGGCTCATCGGCCCCAGCGGCATCGGCAAATCATCACTGCTGTGCCAGATGGCCGTGGCCTTCGCTCTGGGCAAGCCGCTGTGGGGCATCACACCGACGCGACCACTGCGAGTCTTGATTGTCCAGGGCGAAAATGACATAGGAGATATGGCTGAAATTGCCCAAGGTCTCAGCGCTGGCTTCGGCATAGACGCTGCGACCCAGCCGGACGAGCACAAGATGCTCGTCCAGAATCTATCTGTACAGACCGTCACGGGGCGCATCGGGGCGGCCTTCTGCGGCTGGCTGCGGACGGCAATTTCCGCTTGGCACGCCGAGCTGGTCATGATAGACCCGTTACTATCTTTCGCCGGGGTCGAAGTCAGCCGACAGGACCAATGCACGCAATTCCTGCGCGGCTGGTTGGACCCGGTACTACGCCAGAGTGGCGCGGCTCTCCTGTCGGTCCACCACACGGGCAAGCCCAAGCAGGAGCGCAATGGCGAATCTCCATCTCCTTCGCTATACGAGCGGGCCTATCAGGGCCTCGGCTCCAGCGAGCTGGTTAATTGGGCGCGAGTCATCATGCTGCTTGAGCCAACCGAGAATATGTTTCGTTTATTATTGGTAAAACGTGGCAAAAGGGCCTGTGCAACCCAACCCGACGGAGAGCAAACATGTTGCCTTTGGCTCAAGCATTCCGCGGCCGGGATCTATTGGCAACAAGTCAGTCCGCCGGACGCACAGACTACTCCCGATGGACCGGGAGCTGCCAAGGATGACGGCGGTAGACCCTCGGTCATCTCCGAGATACTCAGCATGGACCTGCGCGGATTCTTCTCCGGTTGCAGGGCTGACGGAGAGCGTCCGTCGGAGATTGCCGACCGTCTTGAAGACTGGCTCGCAGCTAATCCAGTCTCACGCAGGGACTTAAGCCCAAAGACCTGCCACCGTATTATTACGCGTTTTTGCGAAGCTAATCGGCTGGAAAAAAGAAATAAGCTTTACTTCCTCGGCCCAAATGCCTAATGCCTAATCCAATTTCTACTTGACTTTTTTGCAAAAAAATGTACATTGTGCCAAAACCGGACAAAACCTATCTCGTAAAATTGTCCACAGAGGTCACGCCGCCTACTGTGCCAAAACCTCCCCCTTGGCCCTCCCCCCCCTAAAGGGGGGAGGGGCCAAGAGGGGGGGAGGGTTTTGACACGATTTACGGCGGCCCCCTGCCCCCAACCGTAAAAAGAGGTTTTGGCAAGGAGTTTTGACAGGGCTATGGATAGGGCTATGGGTAAGGCTGTGGCTAGGGTTGTGGTCAAGGCTGTGGCTAAGGCTGTGGCTAAGGCTGTGGTCAGGGCTGTGGTCGGGGCCGTAATCGGGGCTGTGATCAGGGCTGTGGTCGGGGCTGTAATCGGAATTAGCTGTAATCGCTCAGAAATGGCCCTAGGCGCGTCAATAGCACTTAGGCAGTAGGGGGATAGCGCCCCCCCCCGCTACGATCGCTCCTAGGGGTGTTTCTGCGCGATAGCGAGGCATCGTGGGTGACAATGACAACGCTGGATAAAGGTTGAAAGGAATCTATTTCTGCCCCAATATAGACGCAGGGGCCGAATGGGGCGGTCTTTTGGCGTGACACTGGATGGAGGTTTCGCCGCATTTACTTGTTGACTTTTGGGCGGAATAATGGGACGTGTTAAGCATGAACAAAAACGAAAAAACAACCGAGATGTCTCTCCGCTGGTGGGCTAGCCAGTTGGCGCGAGACGAGCGCACTCTCGCCCGTCGATTTCGCGCGGCAGGCTTAGATGTGGCGCGCAAAAAAAGTTACACTCCGCGCCAGGTCTACGATGCCTTGCTTGGCTCAATTGAGGCTGAGCGTGTCAGAGAAAAAAGGGAACATGCTAACCTCCTTGAACTTGAATGCCAAAAGCGCAAGCGTGAGCTTATCCCCACGCAAGAAGCACTTGACTTGATCCGTGATTGTTTTCAGCCGTTACGCCAGGCAATGCTCGAACTCCCAGCCGCTATTTGCGCGCGTGTCAATCCTATTGATCCCGACCTTGCGCGGCAAACACTTGACTTACATGTGACGGAATTGCTTGACTTGGTACGCGGAAAAATCCCTATCTCATGACATCTTCACATCGCTCTACATTGCTCGGTATTGTCCGACATTATCTTCGGCCCTCCTGGCGTGGTAGCGTCTCGGACTGGTGTCGAGATAATATTCGATTCGATGAGCCCAACAATTCTGGCCCGTTCTCGCTACTCGCCCGCGAGTACATCACCGAGCCTCTTGACGCCATTGCCAGTTATCCCATCACAGATCTCGTCATCGTATTTGGCTCTCAGAGTGGCAAGACTGGTCTCCTGATGGGCGGCATTGCGTGGCTCCTGGTGCATGACCCATCCCGTGTCCTATGGGTCATGCCCTCCATTCGGTTGGCGGAGAATTTCGCGGAGACCCGTTGGCTGCCAATGCTCCGCGCCAGCACGGCCACACGCCCGCTCCTGCCGACGGGCGCGAAGCGTCACGCAGTCAAGAAGAGTCAGCAAGCCCTTGCGGGTTCCATAGTCACCTTCATCGGTTCGAATTCCCCTGCCAGTCTCGCTAGCACTCCAGCCCGCATACTCGTCATGGATGAGACGGACAAATTCGCTCGTGGCAATGCCCGCGAGGCAAATGCTATTGAGCTTGCCGAGCAAAGGACGAAAAAATTCGCTTGCCCGAAACGCATAAAATGTTCTACTCCAACGTTGGTCGACGGGCTTATCTGGCAGCAATTCCTCGCTGGCGACCAGCGCCGATACTATCTCCCATGCCCAGGCTGCGGTCTGGACGTCCTGCTGGCCTTCAGCCAAGAAGCTACTGTCCTATCGCGCACGGGCAAAGAGGCATGGCTCAAGTGGGACCAAGACGCCCGTCGCCCGGACGGCTCCTGGGACATGGAGCGCGTCAGCCGCTCCACTTATGCAGAATGCCCCCATTGCCACTGTCACATCCCGGATGCTGCCAAGACACGCATGCTCCGCGCCGGCCATTGGCAGCCCACCAGCAATGCCCCAGCCAACATCCGCAGCTATCACCTCAGTAGCCTCTACGCGGTTGGGACTCAGACCACATTCGGGGCCGTGGCGGTACGATTCCTACTTGCCAAGCAATCACTATTGGGGCTACAGGGATTTATCAATGGGGACCTCGCCGAGCCCTGGGAGAGCCAGGACACCCGCTCTGAGCGCCATGAGATAATCGCCAATCCCGACCAGCCTCTCCCGGAGGCATTGCCACTCATGACCGTGGACGTCCAGGCCGCAGCCCCATACTACTGGCTCGTCTGCCGGGCATGGACCCAGGCCGGCGCATCGCGCCTCCTATGGGCTGGCCATTGCGACGACTGGGAGACTGTCCGCCGCCTCCAGCTTGCATGCGGCGTCCAGGATAATCACGTCTGCGTCGACTCAGGTAGTCGCACCACTGATGTCTATCAGGCTTGCCTACGATGGGGCCGCGCCATCGCGCGCAACGCTGCAAATCCACTCTGGGTCGGTTGGACTCCCGGCAAAGGCCGCGAACGTTCCGCCTGGCTTCACCCCCAGACAAAGGTCTGCCGTCCATTCATGTTGGGCGCCGCAGCCCTTCCGGCCAACACGCGCATTCAGCTCCCGCTCCTTGAGTTCGCCGGCGAATATCTCCTTGACTTGCTGTCCCGGCTTCGCAAAGGTCAGGCTGGCATTTCCTGGGAACTCATCCCCATGCCAACGGCTCCTCCGGTGGACGGGGCCGTGGCAGTCGACTCGGAGGAGTACTACCGTCATCTCGACGCCAAGATTTACAGACCCATCGCCAGTGGCCGCACCGGTAAGGTTGATTATCGCTGGTGCAAACGCTCGGACCGTTGGCCCGACCATCTTCTCGACTGCGAAATCATGCAAATCGCTATGGCCCTGCTCCACAAACGCCTGCCCCTGAGCGAAACTCCCAAACCTGTCCCTCGACAGCCGCAACATCAGCCTCAGCCGCAACCGCAACCCACACATTAGCCCCGTGATATGTGCGAGCCACAACACCAATCCTTGCTCAGCGTCAAGGAGCTTGCCGCCGAGCTTCGGCGGTCTCGGAACTACGTTTCCGCCATGCGCCGGCTTGGGTTTCCTATGCCCGGCGGTAGGGCAACCCTTGGCGAAGCTAGGGCCTTCCTTACCCTTCATCCCTATCCGCGCGGTGCTCAGGGTGCAAAACCGGGCAATATGGTGCATCTATGTCCTTGATCGTCTCAGCAATATACAGCAATATGAGGCGTGCGGCTGAGTACGGAACAGAGGATTGCCTGGATACAGGGACAATATGATGCGGCTGTCGCCGGGGGGCAAACTCTCCTTGCCAGACTTCAGTCGATCCGTCAGACGCTTGCTGAGTCTGTCACTACTGGCCAGATATTGGCAAGCACATCTGGCCAGGGATATTGGGTCGCCTTTGCTCCCCCCGGCGCCGGCGGACCGTCGCAGGCTGATATACTTGATGTACTCGCGTGGGCAATGCGGCGCTACGAGCTAGCGCGCGAGGAGCTCGGTCAAGAGGCATCAGATGCTCAAGTGCTCGCATCCATGATATCCCATGCGAGTCTTGGCTGGCGGCGCGGGGCCACCGCGGTATCGCCTGACTTTGGGGCAATGCGACAGAGACTGTGAGACTCAATCTCAATGGGGACATGAGACGCAACGGGGACATTGGCCTCGTGGACCATACCGGCAGACCTCTCCGGCGCGTCAGCGCTCGGTATGATGCCGGAGAGCCCTCGTGGACCTACCCCGCCGCCCGCGCCGTGCTCTGGCGCGCACCCAAGCCGGTCCGGGAAGAGATAACCCCAGCCAATCGATTTGAGTTGCTCAAGCAGTCCCGCGACCTCGCAGACAATAGTCCGATTATTGATGGACTAATTGAGCGACTAGTGACATACGTCATCGGGAGTGGTCTGCATCCCTATGCCGCAAGCGCCGACCCCGACTGGAATGTAGCGGCCAATCTGCGCTGGCGCACATTCGCGCGGCGCCCCGACCTGCGCGGCCAATGCGACTGGACCATGCTCTTGGCCCAGGTCTATCGCACAGAGCTGCGCGACGGCGATTGCGGCGTGGTGCTGACCAGCGATGAGGAGGGCAGGCCAAAGCTCGCCACGTACGAAGGGCTGTCAATCCAGAGCGAGCGCCAATCACTCACCGTTATCCCGAGCACGACCGAGTATGACGGTGTCAAGCTCGGTTCGCGCGGTGAACCTCTCGCCTATCGCATCATCGGTCAGGATGGAGAGTCCGCCGAGTGGATTGATGCCACTAATTTCGTCCTCGTCTATGCTCCGCGCCGACCAGGTCAGGTCCGCGGTGTCCCTCTGCTTGCATCCGCAATCCATACTGCCCGAGATGTCCAGGAGATACTGAATCTGGAAAAGCTGGCAGTCAAGGACGCATCGAGCAAAACCGACATCATCCGGACTGCGTCGGGTGAGGTTGACGACGAGCAAATCCTGCGTGGCGACTACACCGGTCAGGACGGCGTCCAACGGTCCGAGTACTATCGTCGTGTGCTCGGCCCCGAAGCGCGAATCCTTGCTCCGGGTGATGAGTACACGCCCTATGTGTCGCAGCGTCCGGGGCAGACATGGCAAGGATTTATGGATTTCCTGTCGTACACAATTTGTCTGGCCGCCCGCATCCCGCCCAGCGTCTTGCTGCAGATCAAGGTTGGCGGGGCTGACACACGCCGAGACCTTGCCGCTGCCAAGCGAGTATTTGACCTTGACCAGCGGCGGCTCACTAGCCAATTGACACCAGTCTGGCATTACGTCATCGCCTCTGACATCGCTGCCGGCAAGCTTACCTCACCAGCTGAGCCACTTGCCGACCCCATTTGGCAAGTGCCAAAATCAATCACCGTTGATGCTGGACGCGAAGCCCAGCAAGACCGCGAGGATGTCAAGCTTGGTCTCTTGACTTTGGAAGAATATTGGGCACAATTTGGCGAAGATTGGCTTGACCAGGAGCGCAAAAACATCGCAGAGATGCTCAAGCGAAAAAGCCTTCTCGCCGAGGCTGGGCTTGGGTTAGCTGAGTACGCCAACTTACGCCGGCTGGAAATCGCCAGCCCAAAAAATGAATCTCAGTCAACTGCCTAATTATGATTAGAATCAGAGCTTATACCAACGTTACCGAGCTGTCGCCCCCAAGTCCAACCCCGGAGAATTGGGCCTTGCCAGATTCTGTCGAGTGGATGCCTGCGGGTACGCACGAGATACTCGCTAGCGTTGGCGGAAAACCCAAGCGTGTCAAGGTCATTTGCCAACCCGATGATGCCATACGGCTTGACGCGCAACTCCAGCAGCAACTTCATCGTGCGGAGCGTGGTGAGCAAAGTCGGCCCTTTATCGATTTTGATCATGCCGGAGCCGAGGCCGCCGCGCTGCCCACGCGCTTTTTTTGGCAAGACGGAATCCGGCTTGCTGTCCAGTGGACTAAGGC